CTTCCTGGAGTTGTTAAAACTGAACTCAACCAGCGCTGATAAATCGGATCGATAAATTGATCAATGAACCATTGTTGCCACGTCCGGTAATATTCACGGCTTTGAAGTGCTTCCTGGCGTAATGATGAATAACTCGCGCCTGTCATGTTCGATGAAAGATCAGAATAGGGAACACCCAAACCGGATGCGATTTGCATGATTACGGTTTCCAGCATCGGCTGGAATTGGGAAGTCGGATGACTGAATTCAAGCGGATTCATTTCCCAACCTGAAGGGAGTTGTTCAATCGAGCCGGGTTCCATGTTCGAAATCGGAGTGTATCCGTCAACCGTTCCATCCATTGCAACGTCGTCGCCGCTGTTATTTGTAATCGTCGCAACCTTCGCGGCGGCTAGACTTGAAGCAACAACCTCATTTTCTAAATACGTTTGAAGCAGTTTGATGGTCGGCATTGCAGGCGCCATCCAGGGAAGGCCGCGGCTTTGTTCCATCCTTTCGGAATAATAAACATGAATAATGCGTTCGGCGGGTATTCGTTCAAATGTTCCGCCCAGTGCTTGGATTTCAAACGATTCATAAACCGGATTTTCTCCCATGTTCAGATAGTACGCCAGCGGGCGGCGGGTGCGTTTTTCCTGTTCGATCCCCATACGGATAACATTGCCGCTCCGCAATACTTCATTCTTTTCAATGTTTAAACGATCCGCGGTTAAAAGTTCCAATTGAAACCCATGCGGATTTCTTCGGCCTTCATGCATATATATAAGCGCTTCACCATCGCGCACCACTGCATCTAAAACCTGGCGTTGAATGTCAAGAAAAGTGTATTGACCTGACGCATCACAACCCGAATAATCTGGACCACCACGCCGTCCCCAGTTCAACCATAAACGCTCAATAACATTATTTGCGGCAAGGTCCAGGGACTTATCATCGTTCCGCGCTTTCATTTGAAGCCGGATTCCATAACGTCCTAAAACCTGAGTATTGAGAAGTGATATATATTTCTTGGCAAGCGGTTCGTTCTGGATCAGTTCGCGTGATCGTTTACGAATTGTTTTCAAACGGTCTTTGATTTCACCATCGGCGCTTCGATCCGTTCCGGTCTGCCAGTTATAAAGCCGCGAGGTTTCCCCTGCAACATAGCTTCGATTGAATACCGCCGGATTAACTCGGCGGGTTTTCTTTTCTTTCCTCCAGGGCCATTTCATCGTCTGAAATCCGGTAAGATGTTTGCACCCGTTCCGAATCCTAATCGAATCCGTTCTTTTCTTGTTTCCATTGTGACTTGACGCTTGTAAAAGTCCCTCATTGTAATCAATTCATCCGGTCCCATTTTTGAAAGAGAACGTCCTGCAATCGAATAACTGGAAACATCGCCTTGAACACGGTTGTATAAAATATCCTCAATGAGTTCTAAATTCTTCTGCGCGTCGCTTCGTGGATCAGCCGTTGATACGGCCCAGTTTGCTTTAATCTCAAAAGTTCCATACTCGATCTGTTGGCGTTTGTCGGTGTCGGCGGACTTGGTTGCAAATAAACTCCATTGATAATCGCCGACCGTCCATGATGCAGTTGTGGACCCGTCAACTGTTATGTGATATTCAGAGCCGGATTCGGTTGCCGTGGTTGAAATTTGCGCCGCACTTGTCGTTGATGTTGATGATCCGAAAAGCGACGCGTTGAACGTCACCGCATAGCTTGCAATTGGATAAGCACTTGTCAGATCACCTCGCTTGAATGCAAAATAATCCCCTGCAATGAAAGGGTTAGGCGGCGTCGAAGGCCATTCGGTAGAATCAAAAATGTTACTCATTTAAACCTTTTCGCCCAGGTTGGTTTTGGTTTCATGTATCTCGGTAATGGAGGTGCCTTTTCCGGTTTCCTCACATCTTCCAAACGTTGCTGAATCCGTTCGGTGTTGACATTCAACATCGCGAATGCGGCAAGGTTCAAGACTGCTAAATCAAGCGCTTCGTTCCGTGGGCGCATCTTCACATATTCAATTCGCGGAATTCCTTTTGAATATCTCTTAACGGCTTTTTCAGCCGTGAGTTGATAGCACCATTCTTGATCGAAAAAGTCTGGGATATGCCAATATCCGGGACCGAAATCGACGTTTCGGAGTCTTGCAAAGAGAGTTTCCTTGAGGGTGTTGACTCCGATCGGCATGACCGGGACTCGTGCGGAATTCGACTTCGATGCTCGTCCGACGGCAGGACGCCCGACACCTCCGACTCCCTTTGATGCATGGACCCGATGGCCGCCCATTCGCTTAATAAATTGGTAAACGCGTTGGGTTTCATATCCGGAATCCACGAGCGTCTGAGAGACTCCGATGCTTTTGCCATTAACAAGGCGCCACTCAACGCGCAAATTATCAGCAAGGTCATTCCAAACAGCATCGTTAGCAGGATCACCATAATAGATTTTATGATCCAGGAACCACATTTCCGATAGGTGACCATGACCACATGTAAGACATTCGAGCCGATCTTTTTGGACATCGACCGCGCTTGTAATGACAAGCACTCCATCCGGGACTGGATGCGAATAAACTTCGCGTCTTTCGATAATCTCATTGCTCTTTATTTCTTCTGAATCTTCGGACCATGATTCGCCCAGGGCCGTGTTAATAAATACTCTCAAGCTTTCCGTCCCGTGCGCTTTTGCTTCTAAGAATTCCCTGACAAGTCCTTCAAGACTTGTCCAGGGACTTGAAAGTGCATTCAACGAAAAGCCTGCGGTCCCATTGAACTCTGCATTTGAATGCCAACGCCCTTTTTTGAGTGCTTGTTTTCGTTCGATGTCGGTCCATTCGTAACCGCATTCCTCGCATTCAATGCACGCGGTTTCAGGTTTCTTGTCTTCCCACTTAACATGACGCCATTTAAGCGCCTGAAAATGTCCGCATTTACATGGCATTTCCCAAAATCTTTGATCTGATTGTTCGAATGCCGCCTCGATCCGGCTTTCATTCTTAACAGTTGGTGTACTAAAAAGAGCAATTTTACGATTAAAATAATTTTGTGTCCGTCTTGATGCTAACGCCACCACATCACCCTCGGCGCCTGCTGAAGGAGGAAAGCGATCAACCTCGTCCATCAACATGATCCGAATCGGCCTGGATGCAAGGGATGCGGGACTGTTAGATCCACTAATCGTGATCCTTGCGCCGTTATAAAAGATCTTTTGTAAAATACTGTTATCACCTTCCTTTGCCTTTGGATCGCTTATCAGATCTTTAAGTTGAGGTGTTGAATCGATTAAGGGTGCAAGCCGATCCGTTGACCAGGCGCGTGCCATTTCCAGACTCGGCTGTATAACCATAAGCGGCCCGTTCGGATCATGTTCAACAAAATAGCCAACGATGTTATTTAAAATTTCAGTCTTTCCAACCTGCGCTGATGTCATCACCACGATTCTTTCAACTTCAGGATTCGAAAACGCATCCATGATTCCGCGCTGGTACTCCGCTCGGTTGGTTCTCCATTTTCCAGGGAAAGGTGAACCGACCGGAAGTTGACGCGTAGAATCAGCCCACTGACTGACAGTCAACTTCGGCGGCGGTTTCATTATCGCGAGAAGATCCGAAGAGAGTGGCGGCGGCGCCAATCTCTGCAAGTGCTTCGCGGATAAGTCCTTCGATAATTTCTTTAATGACTGACGCATCGGTTTCTGTTGCAACAATTCCAGCAACCGACGTTGGAATCGTTAAAAGTTTCGTCTTTGCAGAATGGAAAGCGGCACCAATTTCCTTCAAAACCGCGTCCCGGTCCAACAAATCGCCTTGGATTACGCGCCGTTCTGTCTGGCTGATCAGCGCGTCTTCTTTCATTTTCAGATTGCGCCATTCTGCAAAATCGATTGGACCTACTTCTGTTTTTTCTCCCTCTGTTAGTTTTACAGGGCGCCCAATCGCATCGGCCGCTAACTCTAAATCAAACTGACGGTTTGCATCAGGCGTAATCCTCCCGGCTTTTACCAGTTGAGAAATTCGGCCCCTCGAAAGTTGCGTAAAATGCGCGAGTTGGATTGCGTTGACCTTCATCTCTGAACTGGTTTGTTTAATCCTAAATTCTTTTGTTTATACCAATCTTTTTTTTGCCTACAAAAAGATTGAAATCAGCAAACC